GCCACCCCAAGTCACCGCGCCAGAAGCAGCAAGTGCAGAGGTAGAGAAGGTCAGCATTCCTACCTGATACAGGTAGTAAGCGACGGAGGGGTGAACAATCAGAGTGTCCAGCTCTTCGCCACGCTCACCCAGTTTGGAACGTGCTTCTGCAACAGTCGCAGCAGTCAGGAAGTTGGCTTCAGCACCACCAGAAGCAGCAGCCTTACCTTTGTCCAGAGCGTTGCCAGACAGAGCAGTGCCAAACAAACCAGCAAGCTGTGAGAACAGACGTGCGCTGTTCAGCTTGTTGATGGCATCAGCCAGTTGGTTGCGGATGTGAAGCATTGGATCTTCACCAGCAGCCAAAACTGCAACGTCATCTACGGCATACGCAAAACCGCGATGGCAGATGGTTGCAATTTGAGTGCCAGTACCGATCTTCTGAGGAGTCAGATAACCGTTAGAACTGGTACCCCAAGTTGCAGTGCCGTCCATGATCTCCTCAGTTGGAGATACAGGATTGAACTCAGGGACTTGAATGCGAGTACCGCCAGAACGAGAGTCAAGCAGTGAATTGCGAACAACAGCGCCAGACTTGATGAACAGACTGCGCTCTTTAATAGCCTCAGACACATAAGTGCTGAGATTATTCCTTTTTACGATGTCCGCTAGAAGGACACCGCCGGAATAATTCTGAAATGGTGCGGCCATTTCTTATTCAGGGATAACGTTTGCGGGTTTCAAGTCACAGACTCGAAGTGGTGTCCCACAGGGACTATTTACCAGCCTCTCTCTTGAGCACAGCTGCAAGATCAGGGTCAGTAGCTTCCAAAGCCATTTGCTTTGTTAAGTTAATACTACCGTCTAGCCAAGGATTTGCGACACCTGCTGCACCCGCAGTGCCTACCGAAGGCTTAGCTCCCATTCCAGCTTGTGTGCTTGGCTTGAAATGATGCTCAAAACCTGAGCCAGGATTTTTCAACTTGGCCAGGTAAACACCAAGATCTTGCTCAACACCACCATCAAGCACCTTGACTGCACCAGTCTCAGATTTTTTTAGGTTGCTTTGAACCAGTTGCAGCATTTGTTCTGCGTTGATTGCTCCAGCCTGGCTAATGGCTGACAATGCAGAGTTTTTCATTGCAGCAGTTTCATTAGAAGTCCGAAGATCTTCTAGCTGACGTTGCAATTCAACAATTTTTTGCTCCTTATCTTGAGCAGTTTTGTTGGCTTCCTCCCAAAGATCTTTCCATTGACCTTGATCTTCCAACGTCTTTTTACGTTGATCGTCTTGTTTTTTGTAGACCTCGTCTAACTTGCTTTTAATGCCTTGAAACTTTTCTTCAGCTTCAGAGGCACGTTGCTGGAGCGCTTGAATTTGCTGTTCGTAAGCAGAAACATCGACAGCAGGAGTTTCAGTCGCAGCCACAGGCTGTTCAGGCGACGCCACAGGCGTTTCCTGGATGACTTGTTCTTCCATTGTAAGAAGTGAATTTACTCGTCTACTTTACTAGACTTTGTTTTTTTAGTTGCAGTCTTTTTGGCAGCTGCAGACTTGTCTTCTTTTTTAGGAGGATTGATCTCCTCAAAACGCAGTCCCATGACGGCAAAAGCTATTACTCGCCTACTGTAACGCTCTCTTGGGACTCTGCCGCTGTAGGCAAAATTTCGCCTTGAACCAGCATCTCGCGGAACTCCTCGCGATCAATAATGTTGCCTTCAAACAGCTGAGCCATTGCTGCAATGTCTTGCCCGATAAGACGTTGAAGGTCGAAGTCACGACTAATTTTGACCTGAGGTGGCTCAATACCTAAGTAATTAGCAGCTAGGTTGTAAGACTTCTGCAAGCCTGACTCCAAATCCATTGAAACCATTGCCAACATTGAATTTGTGTCGATACGATCTAAACGTCGTGCATCAGCAGATTCCGCTACAAATTTTTGCTGGCTAAGCGTACTAAGGCCCAATGACGCCATTTGCTGCTGTAACTCTTGGATTTCCGCAGATTGCGCTTCAAAAGCGCTAGCGGCAGGTTCCACGTAATAGACCTTGTTTCCCGGCTGTGTCGCCATCGCATAGTTCACACTGATCGCCATATCCTTAGTCTGATCGTCCCAGCCCTCAAGGACCAGCATTGGCTGGCTCGCAATATGCAAGCTATGAATTAAATCAGCCTGACGCTGGAAGTGAGCCAGATTTAAATGAGCAATGTCCAGTAATGGTGGACGACTGGTCATTGTGTCGGTTTTGTTCGCGTAGACCGTGACCAGGGGGATTTGTTCAAGTGAATACGGTCCAGATTCAATAAGTTCAAACTCCGCTGTAGCGTCGGATTGATCGAACGAAGAGGGATATGGAAAATTCCCTTGCATCTCTTTTTTCTGCTGCTCTTGTCGATAGACGCGATAACGACCTGGTTCAATGACACGAATTTGGTCATAAACTTTTTCTCCAAACTCTCCGTCAGGAACAACGGCTTTTTCGCCAATACGAACTTGCGTTAAGTTGCCATAATTAGATTCACGATCTAAACGCCATCCATAAACTTTCGTTGGATCAACTTCAATCCAGTATGGACGACGATTTAATGCACGCTCTTCTGCAAGACTTTTGGCGTTTGTTGGTGCGGGAAAATCAACCAAGGTATGGCAATGACCATAGGTCAATGCACACATGACAAGACGACGTGCATATTCGTCTAAATCTGATCCGCAACCATCAACATCTTTGTTGAAAACTTCAGTCCAATATGAATCGCCTTCAATGCTGATCGGCTTACGCAGAATCAATCCGGCGGCACCAGAGATCAATCGCTGCGTATAAGGCGTAAAAACAGCACGGTTGACACGCGCTAAATACGCTGAATAGTCCTCACGAGGCTCTAGCGGCAGGAATGCCTCGCAATTCTCACGCAGATACTCTGTGCCGGAAACCACGGCTTTCATGTTTTCCCAGCCTTTCATTTGATCGATCACCGCACGGGTGCGAACAAATGGACTGTCAACTTTTCCTAAGTAGGAAGAACTGACTAAATGTGTCCTGACTGAGCCCGGAACAGAGTACGTCATGTCACCATTTTACCTTGTTAGCCCAGTACGCGGCACTCATCTTGCCCTTAGCAATGTTTTTGGCATGTCGCGCCTTAAAACTAGCTCGCTTATCCTTCATTGCTTGGCTTTCACCGGCTTTTGGTTTGCCAGCAGTCTTTGCCCCTTGCTCGCCAAAACGAATCAATTTCACTTGATCGCCTTGCTTAGCCAAGACAACATGACTTTTTTTTGGATGGCCTGGCGTCCTTTTGGGCTTATTAAACCCATCCAACCCATGACGCTCTAATCGTGGATCTTTGGCCATTACTTTTTAGCTTTTGGCTTGCGTTTCTTTGCAGTTTTTGCTGCGTCCTTAAAGTTTTTTGCTGTTGGAGCGCCAGGATCGCCTGCTTTCCTCATCTTTTCGCCAGAACCGGCCTTGATTCGACGCTTTTTTGCCGCAATATTGGCATATAAACCTTTTTTCTTCTTGGCAGGACGGCCTTTCTTGCTGCCATAGGTGCCGGAGCCTTGGGGCATAACAAAAATTAGCGTTGACCTATCTTAATTGATTTTAGACACGTATTCCACCTTCACACGACGCCTCATTCCGTCTGGTGTCGTCCATTTTGGAAATATCACACGGATTGATGGGTCAAGCTCCTCCTCCGCTGATTGAACAGTCTTCCATCGATAACCACACTCCTGACAAACTCTCTCCCGAATACACTCGTTAAGTTGCGACGTATAACGCCCCAATACACGGGACTCCACAGAGTCGCACTTTGGGCACAATGGCGAGTTAGACGCTCGAAACATCCTTAATACAGGCGGTAAGTCGTAGTTCCCATGGCCTCTGGTTTGGCCAAGTTGAACTGCTGCAATACAAGATAGCCGAAAGCGTCGAACGCATGGTCCACTCCTAAATTTTTGTTAGGCAAACCAGTGCCTGGTGCATACGTCAATGTCCTTAATGACTTGATCAGCTCCTTACACCTTGGATGAATCTTGACCCTTCGCGTTCCAGAAGCATCCATTAGACCGGTGTTGACAGCTGTAATCTTGTCTCGGATTTTCCACGGTGATCTAGGGCTTTGAACCGTGAAACCGCTACGTCGCAAAATTGCGTGGTCTGTCACGCCAACACCACTTGTCTTTCTTGCACCACCAGTTGGGTCAGGACATGCAATAACCCTGCGATCTACTCCATATCGTCGTGTGACCTCATCCGCAAAATCCCATGTCGTTGCTCCACCTGTCAACGTAATTTCGTCAAAGACATAAAGCGTGTCAGAATCTTTGACCGCACAAATGCCACTCATTGGATCAACGTTAAAATCCACGCCCAATAGCAATGGTTGAATTGATATATCCTTCGCTTCGGTCGAAATATTGTCGTCTGAAAAGCTGATTGCAACCAAACCAGTTAAGTTCTCAAAGGACGCTTCAAACTCCTGGCGGAACGTGCGCGTATCAAGTTGAGCGCGGGCTGCTTCAACCTCATGCTTACTGACATTTCCTCCTTCAATCGTTGTATAACTCCACCTTTGCCACTCTTTTGTCTCATCCTCTGGCACATAACACCACAAATCATAAAACCAACTCGCAGTGCCGTCTGGGGTTGAAATAAATAGTGCCCAGCCTTCCTTATCCGCTAAAGCTGGTCGAATTACCTCAAACCATACCTCCGCATCCATAAATGCAGCCTCATCCAACACCACACCACTTAAACTTCGACCCCTTAATGCCATCGCGTTCTCAGTACCCTTCAATTCAATCGTTGAACCGTTCACAAGCTCAATCCGAAGGTCTGTTTCGTTCTTAGTCTTGATCCATACCCTCGGTACCAACTTCTTTAATGCTCTCCAGGCAATGTCCTTTGCCATTCGATACGTCGGAGCACAATAAAAAAACGTCTCCCCTGGTCTGTCAATCGCTCCACGTAACAACTCAACGCATGACAAATACGATTTCCCAAACCTGCGTCCCGCTACTAATACTCGGAAACGCTTTTCACTTGAAAAAACTTGCCCCTGTGCCCATCGAAGGCTAACGGGTTCGGAATTTTGACTCATGCCGTTCACATTACACAGCTTTTTGACCCCTACCCCCCTCTAAACGTGCCAGAAAGCATCATGGACGGTTATTATCGTGAAAACGGTCGATAGGTTAATGCCTGAACGTCTTACGGATCGCACTACTCAAGCGAAAGAAGATCGTATCCGTCGCCTCTATCGTCGACAGCTCGATGGCCTCTCTGCTCGTGCTCTCGTCTATGACCACGCTGAAAAAGAACAATGCTCAATTAATACCGCTTGGCGTGATTGGGCAGACGTTAAAAAACTGGTAGATGAAGACTGGAAGGCTGATCGCGAAAATATGCTCGCTCGCCTTCAGCACATGCGTACCAAATTATTCCATCAAGCTTTGAAGAAAGGGCAATTGCAAACCGCAAGCCAAGTGCTTGATTCCATCGGTCGCGTCATCGGTGAATCTGTCGAAACTGTCAACGTCCAAGCCCCTGATCTGAAAATCTCGATCGAAAATAAAGACGCCTAGCTGACGCTCCAGCAAACTCAAACCACTGCCCCCGCCTTAGGGGGTCTTTTAGTACACGAATGCTGTTTAGCGGATATATGTGCAGGGTACCCCACTCCTTATCCCCTGCGGGGCGATTTGCTACCCCTCCCCCTGTGTGACACTTTGTCGACTGATTCCTTGATTGTTCCTGTCAGATTCGAGAGGAGATGCTATACTGTAGGAGTCGAGAGAGAAATCTCTCGGCTGTACCTCGACAATCTAACCTCATGAGACTTTCACAAAAGTTCAAAAAAGACCTGGAAAGCATCAACCTTTCTTTACTTAACTGTCAAGAAATTCTTGATAAGAAAAGTGAAGAAGAGAAAGAACTTGAAAGGTATGAGAGCTGGTGTCGGTGGGTCGACTGACCCCTCGACACTCCTGAGAGCAAATCAGCTTGAATGGCGCCGCTCCCGGGTGGCGCCTACAGCTGACGCCTGATGTCTGTAAAAACTTTACAGTCACCAGGCAGCTCTCAACGTGTGCAAAGAATCCAACCCACCAAAACACAAAAGGAACAGAACCATGGGAGTCATTGCAGATCAGCTCACTGAGTTGATCGAACGCATGAAGGAGTCCGACGAACGTCTTCAAGTTTTAATTGAAGGCCACGTGAGAGACGCCGACAAGGCCCTGGAAGAGCTTAAAAAACTCGATCAGGACCTATCAGACACCTAACGAGTCGGGAGCCCTTCGGGGCTCCTCTCGTAACGTTCCAACAACATCCAACATCATGAAAACGTTTTTAGTTGCATTCAGCGCTTACGTAGCGGCCGGAGCCTTTGGGGTGGCATTCGTCCAGACTGCCCTTCAATCTCCGCTCCAAACACATAGCGGGACGCAAGCCTTCGTTAGGGTGGTGAAATGAGAACTGAAATCTTTGCAAGAATGATCAACATTCTTCCTGATCGGTTCATGTGGTTTTTTCCGACTTCTGCGATTAACAGAAGCTTTGAGATTAACCGCATCAAATCACTTCACTAGCTAACATTATCGCCCGTCAATTTGGCGGGCTTTTCTCATGCAATTAATGCAAGGACCGCTGATCCGCACCAAATACTTGGGGCCGACCAATTACAGGGGTTCCAGGATCACCGCAACGCATAAACGAGACGGTGAGAAAACACAACGGGTTACCGTTGAATGGGATCACCGTTTGAATGGAATGGAGAACGCAAAGGCAGCAGCGCTTGCGTTATGCGAGTCTTGGCCGTATGAACAGACCATGATTTTAATCGCCTGTGGTTTTGATCATGATCACTATTATTTCATTGCATCCACCGCACCAATCAGCAGCCCGGCTTAATCGCCGGGTTTTTTCTTATGGTCACTGAAAAGTACGATCTCCCCTCACACTGGGCCAGCTATCTCATCAACGGAGACGCAACATCATTCAGCTTGAATGATGACGGCGGAGACGCTGAAATAGCACTGATTGACGAGATTATCGCGGACATTGACACCAAAGGCGGCGCGTTAATCACTTGTTCTGAAGAGTCATTTTTCAGCAAGTATCACGACGCAACACCTTACGGAGTCAAGGCATGCGATTGTCTGGAGTTTACCTTTTATCTGTGAGCCCCTTTATGGGGCTTTTTTTATGCCTACGTTCCAACAATCTTGATGGCTGAATTGTTTTTAACGGCTTGAAGGACCTTTTCTCTAAGCCATGCGACCCTGCCAGCTTTACGCCTGCCATCGTTGGACACAGAGTAGGCATGAAGGGCTTCTAGAAGGATTTCGCCTTCATCGGGACAGATCCAAACGTCTTGACCCTGAATGGACATTTCATCCTTTAGAAGCGTTTTCATGCTAGCCAGGCGTTGCCCTTGCTTATTCCTGTGATACAGTATCACAAGAGAAACGGGTTAAGCCGTCTCCGCTCCAATCAACAACAAACCAATGGAATTTCACAAAAGTCTGATCATCACACCAAACCTCTCAAGCCAAACCGTCAGTTTTGACTATGGAAGCATTCGCGTCTCTGACGACTCAGATCAAGCCGTCACAATCAGCCTTAACTCAGACGCCTTGAATGATGCAATCGCCAAACGTCTGATTTCTTGCCCACGCTCCACTCAAGAGCACTTCCTACAGCTCCTGACAGACCACATCCGCAAGACTGACAACGCTAAGGCATGAAGCGGACCGAACAACAAGTCAAAGCGCAACAGCAGCATGCTGCCAGCCTTCTAGACCTTGGTTTACGTAAGGCTGACGTAGCGGCTGCTTTGCAGCGCAAATTTGGCGTTAGTCGTGCGACAGCCTTTCGTGATGTCGATGAAAGCGACCAAACCCGCTACAAAGAAGATCACACCATTGAGGCTGATCCCGTACCAGCAATCTCTTTGGAAGATCGTGACGCTTTAATGCGAATGACGCGCCAAATGCTCATCGCTAGTTATCACGACGGCAACGTCCAAGACTATGCACGATTGATTCGCGAATACGAAAGACTCGCTCGCATGGGTGGTCTCAAATCTCTTGAGACTTGAGTCTCAAACCAAACGCTCCAACAAACTCAATCCAATGACTGAAATCATTCGCGTCGAAACGATCGAGCCCCTAGACCCCTCTCCCGGGGTCTTCCCGCTCCAACAAGTCACAGTCACTTATGAAGTGGTCGCCTTAATTGATGACATGGTTCAGGTTCTGCCAGCCAGAATCTATCCGCCAGAACTCGCTGAACCTGCTGAGTTTGGTCCTGCCGAATGTATCGGCACCTTCACACTAGAACCAGGAGAACTTCGACCTCCAACTAACGCTCCAGACTCAGAACTCTTCCAATACTTGGAAGAACACGTACACAACTGGCATCCAACAGGCTTCTGATGACTCAAGAACTAATCACACGCTCCAATGCTGATCGAGCTGTTACACAGCTCCTCTGCCTCGTCTTAGGGTCTAAACACTCCAAGGCATCAAGGCACCTCAATAACAACCTCTCAGAACGCCTTAAGCTCTGCTCTGAACTTGTTGAACAAGATTTAGGGTTGAGCCTAAAATCTTCTGATCCAGAGGTTAAAAGAAATGCCGTGAAATGCGCTGAAACTAAAATTCAGAGCATCGAATCTCTTAAAACACTTAATCAACTTATCCGTGAAATCGAATGGTAAACCCAACCACAGAAATGTATCACTATCGACCAGTTCAAGAGTATGAATCAACTAAAGTTGAACGTGCTCTAAACATCCTTAAAGGTGTTGTTGAACGTGAGCGTAAACGTTACATCATGGACACTCATTTGACTCCCAGCATGATAGATCTTCTTGAGCATGAGATTATTCCTCAGCTTGATAATGAACTTGATTGCGATCCAACACCGCAAACTGCCTACGATTTCTTTCATTAAACCCAAGGCCAAGCTAGTTCATGATCTCCGCTCCATAAATCAGGATCCCTGACATCGATTGGACGCTGAGACACGTATTCGTTAAATAGACGTTTCAACTCTTCTAGTGGAACGTCTATTTCTTCTGCTTTTAAGGCAACATTACAGCGACCGCTGTAAAGCTCAATCATTGCTAATTCAATCTTTTCCTCCACTAACAAACCTCTCCGGCTAATAACATCTCTTTGTAGATATTGTTCCTTTCAGTCCATCGGGCTTCACAGCCTCTCATCTCTAATTCGCTCAACATCCTTAGCTGCACATTGCCGTTTGGCTTCGCAATAACTACCGCTCCAGCATCGACACGGATTCCAGCCCTCTCGCGTAATCCAAGGCTATATGCACCAAGTTGGTCCTGATGGTCCTTTAACCATCCCTCTGGCTTGTCTGCTTCCCTGCTCGTCGTCTTAAAATCACAAATCGTCAGACCTAATGGCGTGTCTATAAGGGCGTCTGCCGTTCCAGCAAAGCCGTCCTCACTACTGACACTAAATTCTGACGCATGAATGGCCGTTACCGTGCCACTTACCAACCAGTCGGATAAACCTCTGGCGTACTCACGGGCTGGCCATGCA